TTAATGTTTTCTATTCATCATCATATCAAAGTGTTGTCCTTGTCCTGTATGACGGAAAATGCTTTCGAAAATTCTACGACAGCTATCAGTGTCTACGCTGGCGTGAATGAAATTCAATCCGTCTGAGATGCGGTCATTACTAGTGCAAAGATACTGTAGTAATGATGCTGCCAGATGTAAATCAGAGCAATCTTCAGTACCGTCAGGTAACTTCTTAATGAAATCATCTCTATGTTGTTTTAATATGATATCTTTGATATCCATTCCGCTATAACCGCATAATTGTAAGAAGTAGTAATCTAAAATTTGTCTGATTACATTTACCAGAGTATTTGGATAAGAAACTTCTTTATACGTGTCCCATAGAGCTGCATAAGAATTCTGTATAGGATTTCTATTTTCCATTAGTGAAGGAGTTTCTCTATTCTTTTGCGTGCAAAGAATGACATCGGAATTATTGTCATACTTTACAATTTCAAAGAATGACACAAATCTATAATGCTGAGCTTGGTTATAGGTTACTTCTTGGTGGAAGAAAGCATTATGGGTTAGTATAAATATCTGCTTTATATGGTCCTGTGAATGCTCTTTGGTAGTGTAGTCTGGATTACAAATGGCAATCATATCACGGACAAGTGCTCCAACGACAAATAGAGTAGAGCTATCCATACTGGATACTGGATCGTCAATGACAACAATTTTATCCTTAACAACAGCATCTGCTTCAGGACTACCAAGAACTAATTGATGGAAGTAGAGAAAGGCTATAAAATTTCTCTCTCCTTCGCTTAAATTCTCTGCTACAAGTCCAGTACTAGTCCTGATTACTTCGTAGACATTAGGGGTGTTCTCTTTTTCTCGCAAATAAAATCCTTGAAAGCCAGTATCTGCAAGGATGGTGTTTATACCTTCAACAGCGGCAGAAGTATTAACAACATTTTTTCTAAGAGATGAAATGGTCTTCCTCAAATCTGTAACTTTATTTTGTGCGGCTGTCTTTTCGTTAGTAAGAGTATCAATCTCTTTTTGGAGACTACTACGGCTATCACGAAATTTAGTTAATTCATCAGATAAAATAAATGCGAGATAACTTATAACTGCAGCCTTACATTGAGGCTGTTTTTTTGCTCGGTCACTTACAATATCATTATTCTCTTTGATTTTTGAATTCATTGAGTCAATTGCATCGTTTAATTCAATAATGAGTGGTGTTAAATCTTCTAACTCTACAACTGTATTTGGATGAGCAATTTTATCATTAAATCGCTGAGAATTTATTTCTGCTTTTGCCCTAAAAGTATCTAGTAATTTAGCATATGAGTCTAGCTCGTTCTTTATTTTAGGGTAGGCATTGCTAAGATTATTACTGAAACTCTTCCAAATATCATTAATAGCAGCTCCGTAATTTGCTTTAAATGATCTAAGTATACTTAAATCAGCTTCATATTCTTTATCGAAGCAGCGTATAATTTCTTCTTCAAAATTACTAGGAAGCTTTTGCTGACAATAAGGACACTTATCTTCAGAATGAAATTGCTCGTGACCTTGGCGAACCCAGTCAGTAGCATTAATTGATTTCATAAATGATGCAAATTCACTGCTACTACTACTCATAATAGGTTTACTAAGGATTGAAGAAGTAGGTATGCTTGATATATCAGCCTTATACAATTCTGGATATGTAGTGGCATCATTGCTAAATGCAGCCTCACACATTGCTATTAGAGAATCAGAATTAAATTCCGTTGGATTAGTCTCAGATAAAAGAGCCTTTGTCAAGCCATCTTTAGTCTTTTTTCCTGCCAAAGCAACGTCAACTGATTTTCTGAAGTCTTTTGTTTTTTCCCAACAGATTGTTTGGAATGTGTCCTGTTGTTTGTTTAATAGGATTTCCTGTTTACTAAGACTTTCGCTTGCATTTTTTAATGTGGTTTGTGCGATACCTAATTCCGATGTAGCATCTTCTATATCTTTTTGTATTTGAGCGTTTTGCTCACTGATTGTGAATACACCTGGCATTCCAGAATAACTGGCGATATTTTTATTTATGAAATCTTCGTTGTATACGAGCATTAAATAATCATTACTTGAATGACCAGTATCCCAAACCATATCTGTTTTATCTTTAAGTACCTTCGCTACCGTAGATTTGCCACATCCATTTTTACCAAACAAAAAGTTAATATAAGATGGAGTAAATGACTTATTAAGAAAAGTAGCTTGATTGAGTGAAACTTTTGTTATAGCTGATGTGATTTTTTCATTCATTGCATACCTCCATTAATTTATTCTGTAATTCTTCCTTTACGAACCCATTCATCTACTTCAGAAATTTTAAACTTATACATTTTCCCAGCTTTATAAAAAGGGAGTTTACCATCTTTTATCCAGATTCTTATAGTATCTTTGCTGACACTTAAATGGTCAGCAATATCTTCAAGGTTTACCCATTTTTCTGTTTCTTGATTTAATTCTGCCATGTTAACCTCCGTTTATTATATGGATGGAATTAATAGGCTAATACCCTTTAATTTCAGTTCTTCAACAATATTTACATTTTTGATAGACCAGTGTGTTCGATCAAGTTCGTTTACTTTTTCATTTCCCTGTAAATCCAATTCAGTAATCATATGGTTGAGTGTTTCTTGTGGGATTGGACACATAGGTAATGATTGGAAGTAGATTTTTAAATCCCCATTATGCATTTGCTGTATCTTGGTTATAAATCCGTACTGTGCAAGTTGCGGACCAGTATGAGGTGCTTCGGGTGGACTATAACGATAATTCTCTGTGGCAAATATACAAGGATATGACATTATTTCAGCCTTTGCTTCTTCTGAAAATGTAGCAAGTCGATTATGTATATTCTGGGCAGTTCCTTCATTAACAGTCAAAGCCCTTTTCACATCAACAATAAAGTATGGCTTATCATATTGCTCCCCTAAAATAACAAACAGATTGAAAAATTCTGTGTTAATTGTTTTTTTGATATAGTTTTGCGTATAACCACTACCACTATTATTTGTAGGAAGCATTATATTTACAGTGGTACTTGTTACATTCTGGGCAAGACCTATGTTAGTTCCTTCTCCAGTTTGCTCAAACTTATAGGTGTTGTTATTTTTTGTTGGAAGGCTAGATTCTTGTTTTGCGATATCTAAATCATTTGTCATTCAGCATCAACCACCTTTCCATTTTTTATAATTACATTAGTAGCTTGCCCTATGTTTACGCCACTGCCAGATTGATTGAAAATAAACTGATTGTTAATTGTAGGTTGTTTATTTTCTTGGTGTTGTGATGTTTCATTTGTATCAACAGAATCCAAAATTTCTATTTCAGGTTCTTCGAAAAAATCTTTATTAACTTCATAACTGATTTCACGCTCAGCACTCTCATTTTGTTCAATGAGAGTGCTTATTTTTATATCTAGATGATAGGTACTACCAATTGAACTAGTAAAAATGTGAGCCTCACCTTTTTCAAGAGGTTCTTCATGCCAAGACTTAATCGTTGAAGCTCCAATTTTATTATCCTTGCGACTTGTTAAAATGAAATGCCAAACGCCAAGAATAAGTGAATAAAGATTTATGTCTAGCGTAGATATTAGATCTTTTTTAGTTATTCCTGTTCCGTTAGGTAGAGCATAAAAGACATCATCTTGATTAATAGAGTGATCGTTTATTATAAGATTAAGAATCCCATAAACGAGCTCATCTATTTTAGGTGTCTTATCGATGGTAAGAAAGTAATCAAGTAGCTCCTTCATTTTAACTAAAAGAGTGTAATAGTCTTCTTTAATTTGTCTATCAAATGCAGTAATTAGTGCATTGTCATCAAATGGCAAACAATCAGCTTTGGAAATTTCACATTTTTTGTAACGTGATGTGTTGGTTTCCAAGGAAGAGCCAGATGGTTCGTAGTAACTGGAATCAAATATCGTAATTAAACCTTTCAGAAATTCAGGGTTTGTAATACCGTTAGCACTGGATTTTCGTATATCTTTTTTAGCTTTAGTTCTTTTGGCACGAAGCAGAAGAACTAAAAATGTTCCACCACATAAGCGAGGATAGGTATTATTCATAGTAATTTGCCTCCTGCAAACTCATTAATTAAAGTATCAACCTCATAAACCAAATAAACCCCATAAACCATGTACCGTAAACTTTACAAACTTCAAGTTATTCCTAGAGAGATAAATCTCTAGGAATTTTTTTATGGCTAGTCAGGAATTTAATACAATTCATATCAAATCATACTTACTAGTATTATATCAAAATATGTAAGTGCATACAAGACCGTAACACCATATGAGTAATTCTTAGTGATAGATCTCTCTGCAAATAAAGAAAGGCAGGGATTTCTAATGAGAATTCACAAAACTAATCAAAAAGACCGCGGGGTCTACAAGTACACAACAACACAAAGAACAGAAAAAGGAGAATACGTTGAGAAGATAATTGTTATTAAACCTAGAGAAAATGGTGTAACGGAGCTGGATATTAAAATGTTACATTCGATGGATGATAGCGAGGTTTACTACAACCTTAAGAATGCCAGACCAGAAAGAACAAAGGAAGAAAAGGCTCAGATAGAAAAGTGGAAACAAAAATTTGTCGGCGACTTCAAAGAAAGACATGGATATGAACCGAATAAGTACATCATAGAAGATGCAGTTAAAGATGCTTTTCCAAGAGATTATAACTTATCTCTAGATTATGACGCTGATGGAGACATTGACCCAGATAAAAGAATGATTGCATCTATCTCAGATAAAGAATCGGATGAAATGTTTGAATGGTCTGAGCATATGGAAGAGGTGCTTTCCTTATTAACTGACAAGCAAAGATTAGTGATTAATCTTATGTTTGTAGAGGGATATAAGCAGTCAGAGATTGCAGATTTAATGAGTATATCATCAGCTGCAGTCAAGAAGCATTTAGACAAAGCAAAAGAGATAATCAAAAATAATTTCTAAAAAATTTTGGACGGGGTTAAAAACTCGTCCTTTTTCTTTGCCTGTGATGTGTAAGGGAGAAAGCCTTACAGAAAGGAGCAAGTCTATGAAACACAAAGTGATTATCAATGTAACAAATGACAAGGGTGATAAGACGAAAGTTTTACGTGGAGCACAGACGTGGCTGCCAAGAAGGCTAATTAAGTGGTTGTTTGGCGAGTACACACAAGTCTATCTATTAGATCCAGGAAAAACCGTAGAATCAGTCGATGTCAAAGAAATTATGAAAGGAGAATCCTTATGAAAAAAGAAGTAGTGAAATTGGTAGTTAAGGATTTAGAGATGCTGACATCTCATCTTAAAGAGCTATTGGAAAGTGCAGAAGATGGAAAAGTTGAAAAGCCAAGGGCTGATCCTAGTAAAAAGATTGGTCTAGAAGATGTAAGAGCAGTGCTTGCAAAACTAAGCCAACATGGCAAAACAGCTGAAGTAAAAGACCTTATTACTAAGTATGGTGCAACGAAGCTATCTGATGTTGATGAAGATAAGTATAAAGACTTATTAAAGGATGCGGAGGGAATCGAAATTGACTAAGCAGAAGGTGAATTGCACCATCGGTGCAAGAGAGGCTGGCCTGGGCCATGCAGTTTTATCTCCATCCAGTTCACATAGGTGGCTAAACTGTACACCAAGTGCAGTGCTTGAACTTGAGTTTGAAAATATCAGTTCATCGGCAGCAGAAGAAGGTACAGCAGCTCATGTATTTTGCGAGCATAAGCTAAAAAAGGCACTTCATATGAGAAGTAAAAGACCTGTATCGGATTATGATTCTGATGAAATGCAAGAATGCACGGATGCATATGTGGACTATGTGATGGAGCAATTAGAAATCGCAAAACAAGTGTGTAAGGATCCTATGATTCTTATCGAGCAGAAAGTGGATTTTTCAGAGTATGTTCCAGATGGATTTGGAACGGCAGACTGTCTTATCGTGTCAGATGAAATGCTTCATATCATAGATTTCAAATATGGTTTAGGTGTTTTAGTTGATGCATACGAAAACCCACAGATGAAGTGTTATGCCCTTGGAGCATTGGCAATATATGAAAGTATTTATGACATCAAAGAAATCAGCATGACAATTTTTCAACCTCGTAGGGAGAATGTATCGACTTATACGATATCTACGAGTGAACTGAAAAAATGGGCTGAAGAAGTCTTAAAGCCAAAAGCAGAAATGGCCATTAAAGGTGAAGGAGAATACTGCTCCGGTGAGTGGTGTAAGTTTTGCAGAGCATCTGTTAGATGCAGAGCAAGAGCAGAAGATAAGCTAAAACTTGCCAAGGAAGAATTTAAACTTCCACCACTACTCACAGATGAGGAAATCGAAGAGATTTTATTGATTATTCCTGACTTAACCAAATGGGCAAATGAGATTATGAACTATGCAACAGAATCTGCAGTAAATCATGGTAAAAAGTGGACTGGCTTTAAGATTGTCGAGGGTAGATCTGTTCGTAAGTATAAAGATGAAAATGCAGTAATCAAAAAAGCAAAAGAACATGGATATACCGATATTTTTAAGTCTAGTCTCATTACTCTAACGGAAATGCAAAAGTTAATGGGCAAGACAAAATTTGAGGAAGTGCTAGGAGACCTCATTATAAAACCATCTGGCAAACCAACGCTCGTACCAGAATCGGATAAGCGTAAAGCAATGAATATTTCAAATATTAATGATGAATTTATGGAGGAAAAATAAGATGACAAATAACAAGACTAAGGTGATTACAGGTAAGGACTCAAGACTATCATATTTCAATGGCTGGGAGCCTAAATCTATTAACGGAGGACCGGAAAAGTACAGCGTATCAGTTTTAATTCCAAAGGATGATGTTAAGACAATTAAGGCAATTGAAGAAGCAATTGATGCAGCAATAGAAGAAGGAGTAGGCAAGTTTGGTGGGAAGAAACCAAACAAGGCAGCTATTAAACTACCTCTTCGTGATGGTGATATTGAGCGTGATGATGATGCGTATAAAGGTCATTACTTTATCAATGCCAATAGCACCTCAGCCCCACAAATCGTAGATAAGAAAGTAGTGCCGATTTTAGACCGTAGTGAAGTCTATTCCGGTTGCTATGCTAGAGTATCGCTTAACTTTTATGCTTTTAACTCTAATGGAAATAAGGGTGTAGCTTGTGGACTTGGGAATATCCAAAAGATTCGCGATGGTGAACCACTAGGTGGAAAAGCAAATGCAGCAGATGAGTTCACAAGTCTTGAAGATGATGATTTCTTAGCATAGGGGGTAAGTTATGACACAGATGCAAAATTTTATGTTATCGGTTTGTTTTGGAGCGACACTCGGACTAATTATAGGCTCATGGTGGTTTCTGCTTAAAGAATGGATAAAGGATCTCAAGGAAAAGAAGAAAAAGAAGGAGCAACATTAACATGAATTTGATTGATATATTTGTTGCTATATTCATTGGAACTTGGCTCTTCGATTTTGTAGCAAAAACACTGGTAAGTCTTTATCTAGACATCAGAGAAAAGATAAACAGAAAGTAACATGGTGGGTGGCACTAATCTGCCACCCTTATTTTTATTGGAGGTGATGAAGATGGAAACTATCAGTATTGACATTGAAACCTATAGCAGCGTAGACCTTAAAAAGTGTGGTGTATATAAATATGCTGAGTCCGATGATTTTGAAATACTTTTATTTGCTTACAGCGTTGATGGCAGTGAAACTAAAGTTATAGATTTAGCAAAAGGAGAGGAAATTCCTGCTGAAATATTGGACGCACTCACTGATGAGAAAATAAGTAAATGGGCATTTAATGCACAATTTGAGAGAGTTTGTTTATCAAGGTATTTAAGGGATAAAGGTATCAGTCTAGATTCTTTTTATGATAATCATGAACTTAGTACATCAATGGCGATGTTTTTAAATCCGACTTCTTGGAAATGCACCATGATTTGGTCAGCAACACTGGGATTGCCATTATCTCTTGAAGGAGTAGGTGCTGTGCTAGAACTTGATAAGCAGAAATTAAGTGAAGGGAAAAACCTAATCAAGTATTTCTGTGTGCCTTGTACTCCAACAAAGGTTAATGGTGGCAGAACTAGAAATAGGCACTTTCATGATAAAGAAAAGTGGGAACAATTCAAATCATATAACAAGCGTGATGTGGAAGTAGAAATGGGAATTCAAGCAAAACTATCAAAGTTTCCTGTTTCAGAAGATATATGGGATGAGTTTTATTTAGACCAGGAAATCAATGACAGAGGAATTGCTATTGATCCAGTTCTTGTTGAATCGGCAATCAAATTAGATACTGGTGTAAAGGCTAGTCTTATGCAAAAGCTAACAGAAATTACCGGACTTGAAAACCCTAACTCAGTTCTTCAGATGAGAAACTGGTTATCGGAGCATGGGCTTGAAATGGAGTCTCTAGGTAAAAAGGAAGTGGCAAAAGCACTAAAGACTGCATCAGACGAACTAGTAGAGGTTCTTACTTTAAGACAGCAGTTATCCAAGTCATCAGTTAAGAAGTATACAGCCATGAAAAATGCTGCCTGCACAGATAATAGGGAAAGAGGAATGTTTCGATATTATGGTGCGAATAGAACTGGAAGATTTGCAGGAAGACTTGTTCAATTACAAAACCTGCCACAAAACCATCTGCCAGATTTAGCTGATGCTAGAGCACTTGTAAAATCAGGAAATGTAGATGCTCTTGAAATTTTATATGAAGATATCCCAGATACCTTATCTCAACTGATTAGAACTGCCTTTGTACCTCAAAACAATAACAAATTCATTGTGGCTGACTTTTCAGCCATTGAAGCAAGAGTCCTTGCATGGCTTGCAGGGGAAAAATGGAGAATAAAGGTCTTTGAAGAAGGTAAAGATATCTATTGTTCATCGGCAAGCCAGATGTTTGGAGTTCCTGTTGAAAAGCATGGGGTAAATAGTGAACTTCGCCAAAAAGGTAAAATCGCAGAACTTGCACTTGGCTATGGTGGTTCGGTAGGTGCCTTAAAAGCTATGGGAGCACTTGATATGGGACTTACTGAAGAAGAACTTCAGCCACTGGTTGATGCTTGGAGAAACTCAAATCCTATGATTACTAGCCTTTGGTGGAATGTGGATAGAGCAGTAAAAACCTGTATAAAGCAAAGAATAGATACTAAAACTCATGGCATAAAATTCTCATGGAAAAGTGGATTTTTATTTATAGAACTTCCTTCAGGCAGAAAGATTGCCTATGTCAAACCTAGGATGGGTGAGAATAAATTTGGGGTAGAGTCTGTAACCTATGAGGGAGTAGGTACTACAAAGAAATGGGAGCGTTTAGAAAGCTATGGTCCTAAGTTTGTAGAAAATATTATTCAAGGCATTGCGAGAGATATTTTGGTTTATGCCATGAAAACACTAAGAAACTGTGAAATTGTAGCTCATGTTCATGATGAAATCATCATTGAAGCAGATAAAAGGATGAGTCTAGAAGTTGTTTGTGAGCAGATGGGAAGAACACCGCCTTGGGCAAGTGGGCTAATACTTCGAGCAGATGGTTATGAATGCGAATTTTATAAAAAAGATTAGAAATTTTTTAGGGCGAGGTTAAAAACTCGTCCTTTTTCTTTGCCTGTGATTTGGAAGGTAATAGTGCCTTCAAAAAAATTACAGGAGGTAGCTAATATGAAAGAGCTAATCAAGGTCAACTATAGCAGTGAACGTCCTACTGTGAATGGGCGAGATTTATACGAAGCCTTAGAAGTCAAGACCGCGTATAAAGATTGGTTTCCAAGAATGTGTGATTATGGTTTTGAAGAAGGAAAGGACTTTTGCTCAATTTTGAGCGAAAGTACAGGTGGTAGACCTTCGCTGAATCATCAACTTACAATCTCAATGGCCAAGGAGCTGTGTATGCTTCAAAGAAATGAGAAAGGTAAGGTGTTTCGTCAATACTTTATCGCTATTGAAGAAAAGTGGAACTCTCCAGAATCCATTATGGCTAGAGCTTTACAGTTTGCAAATGAGAAACTGATGTTATTGGAAAAGGAGAATTCAAGATTATCCGACAAGGTCGCTATTCAAGGTCAACAAATATTAGAAATGAAACCTAAAGTAAGTTATTACGATGTGGTTCTTAACTGTAAAGATTTACTATCCATTACTCAAATTGCAAAGGATTATGGAAAATCGGCTAAGTGGTTGAATAGATTTTTACGTGAAGAAGGTATCCAATTCAAACAATCAGATATGTGGATTCTATATCAAAAATATGCCAAACAAGGTTATACGAGTTCTAAAACACATACATTTGCAGGTTCTGATGGGAATACACATTCAAGAACGCATACTTACTGGACTCAAAAAGGGAGACTCTTTATCTATGACCTAATGAAACAAAACGGTATCTATCCACTTATAGAACAGGAGACAGATTATGAGTAAGACATACAAGAAGCACCTTGAAAATCCAAATTTTAGACCACTTGCATATATCTGCGCTCCATATAGTGGTGATAAAGATTTAAACATTAAGAAAGCAATTCGCTATGCAGAGCTTGCCTATAAGAATGGTGCAATTCCTGTTACACCACATCTCTTGTTTCCTTTTATGGATGATAGAGATTTAGAACAAAGAAAAGATGCACTTTTTATGGATATCATACTTCTTGGTAAATGCCAAGAGGTGTGGGTCTTTGGTGGTGAAATCACTGAAGGCATGAAAAGAGAAATTGAAATTGCTGAAAAAAGGAAACAGGTTATTAAGTATTTTACAAGTGAGGGTTTGGAGGTTAAGACAAATGCTAAATTTTAATTGTTATGATGCTACTTGCATCGGAAATAAGAATAACTGCCTTTATCCTAATATGGTAACGGTTGTTGATAGGGATAGCTTTATAAAAGCTATCTCTTTTGACCATGTTACAGCAGAGTTTCAAGGCAGTTATAGAAGTAAAGATAAGTTCATAACTTCTAATTGCATACCTATGGACTGTGATAATGATCACTCAGATGATGAAAAAGACTGGGTGACACCTTTTGATGTGGCATTAGCCTTTCCAGGAGTATGCTTTTTTGCATCGTATAGCAGAAACCATATGAAGGTAAAGGGGAATAAGTCAGCAAGACCAAGGTTTCATATATATTTCCCAATTGAAGAAATAAAGGATGCTGGAGAATATTCAAGTTACAAAGAAAAGATACAAGCAGTGTTTCCATACTTTGATGATAATGCTTTGGATGCTGCCAGATTTATTTATGGTATTACAGATCCGGAAGTAGAACTTTATGATGGCGAGTTTTCAATTATTGAATTTCTACAAGAAGATGAATTTGCAAAGCTGGATGAAAATTTAATAGAAAGTGGCAGTAGAAATAACACTATGAGCCATATTGCTGGCAAGCTAATAAAAAGGTTCGGGGCGAGTGATGAGGCATATGAGAAATTTTTAGAACAAGCAACTAGATGTGATCCTCCTCTATCTGATGAAGAACTATCAACCATTTGGAATAGTGCTAAAAAATTTGGAGATAAGGTTTCAAACCAAGAAGGATATATACCACCGGAGCAGTACAATCTTGAACTTCAGCTTATGCCAGAAGATTTTTCAGATGTTGGCCAAGCGATAATTTTAGCAAGGGAATATGAAGATAAACTTCGCTACTCGCCAGCTACTGATTTTCTTGTATATAACGGTAGCTTTTGGGAAGAGTCACAGCCTAATGCTCAAGCAATAGCACAAGAGCTGACAGCAAGACAGCTAGAAGAGGCAGAAATTGAAATACAAAAGATGGTAGCTGAGATGAATAAAAATGGTGCATGGGCACTTATTGCTGCAATGGGGCCAAAGAAAGCAAGTATCCAGTTTAATAGAGAACAAGCAAGGTCTTTTGAAAAATATGAGCAGGCTGAAACCTATCGTAAGTATGCAATTAAAAGAAGAGATACAAAATATATCTCTGCTGCACTTAAGGAAGTAAGGCCTATGGTTCAAATCGAACAGTCGATGCTTGATGCAGATGAATTTCTATTAAATACACCGTTTGAAACTATAAATCTTGTAACAGGTAGTAAAAACAAACATGAGGCATCTGACTATATTACAAAACAAACAACGGTATCACCTAGTGAAGATGGTAAGGAAATCTGGGATGATGCACTTAACACTTTCTTTGTAAATGATGATGCCCTTATTTCCTATGTTCAAAAAATAGTGGGACTTGCATCAATAGGAAAGGTTTATGTTGAGGCTCTTATTATCGCATATGGTGAGGGAAGAAATGGTAAGTCTACTTTTTGGAATGTAGTATCAAAGGTTCTTGGAACATATAGCGGGAATATGTCTGCAGATATGCTGACCGTTGGTTGCAGACGAAATGTTAAACCGGAGCTAGCTGAGGCAAAGGGGAAAAGACTACTTATTGCTGCAGAACTTGAAGAAGGGATGCGTATGAATACATCAAATGTAAAACAGCTGTGTTCCACAGACGAGATATTTGCTGAGAAGAAGTTTAAGTCACCTTTTAGCTATGTACCAAGTCATACACTAGTTCTTTATACAAATCATCTTCCAAGAGTGGGTGCAGTTGATAAAGGAACTTGGCGTAGACTTATTGTTATTCCATTTGATGCAAAGATTGAAGGGCAAAATGATATCAAGAATTACACGGAGTATCTATTTGAAAATGCAGGTGGAGCCATTCTTTCTTGGATAATCGAAGGGGCAAAACAGGTAATCAAGGACGAGTATCATATCGATGCTCCTAAGAGAGTTCAAGATGCCATTGCAGCCTATAAGGAAAATAATGACTGGATGAAACATTTTCTAGATGAGTGCTGTGAGATTGATCCTACCTTTACAGAAAAGAGTGGGGAGCTTTATACGGCATATCGTGCTTATTGTCTTCGTACGGGAGAATTTACTAGAAGTGCCGGTGATTTTTATTCTGTTTTAGAAATCGAAAACTTACAAAAGAAAAAGACTAAAAAAGGCATTATAGTCTATGGATTGCGTTTAAAATCGGAGTTTGAGGACTAAGGGTGCAGGGATATGCAGGGTGTTTACCTATATTAATACATATACTTGTTTTTTTAGTCCTATAGATAATAATAGTAAATACCCTTCACCTACCTGCACCTCTTATGAATGGAGGTTAAAAATATGCTAGAAAAAGAAATAGAGAAGGCTTTAGTAAAAGAGGTTAAAGCACTGGGTGGCTTTTGCATAAAACTTACTAGTCCAAGTATGGATGGTCTCCCTGATAGAATGGTATTTTTATCAGATGGGAAGTTTGCCTTTGTAGAACTTAAGGCAAAAGGCAAAAAGCCAAGACCTCTTCAGTTAAAAAGAATGGCTGATTTTAAGAAGTTAGGATTTAGGTCATTTGTGATTGATGATAGAAAACAAATCGGAGGTGTTATTGATGAGATACTTTCCTCATGATTATCAAAGGTATGCAACGGACTTTATCATAAATAATCCAATATCAGCAGTTCTATTGGAAATGGGTCTTGGGAAAAGTGTTATCTCACTTACTGCAATCAATGATTTAATGCTAGATTATTTTGATGTGTCAAGGACACTTGTTATTGCACCTCTTAGGGTTGCTAACTCTACTTGGCCAGATGAAATAAAAAAGTGGGATCATTTAAAGCACTTAAACTATTCTGTTGTTATTGGAAGTGAAAAAGAAAGGCTTGATGCTTTGGAGAAACCAGCACATATCTATTTGATAAATAGAGAAAATGTAGACTGGCTTATTACAAAAAGTGGAATTCCTTGGAAGTTCGATATGGTGGTTATAGATGAACTTTCATCTTTTAAGTCATATCAAGCGAAAAGGTTTAAGTCACTTCTTAAAGCAAGACCTAAGGTAAAAAGAATCGTAGGACTTACAGGAACACCCTCAAGTAACGGTCTGATGGATTTATGGGCAGAGTTTAGAATCCTAGATATGGGAGAAAGGCTTGGAAGATATATCACTCACTACAGACAGAACTTCTTTGTTCCAGATAAAAGAAATCAGCAGATGATATTTTCATACAAGCCAAAAGACGGAGCAGAAAAAAAGATATATAGTCTAATATCTGATATTACAATTTCCATGAAGTCAAAAGATTTTCTGAAAATGCCAGAATGCATTATGAATGAGGTGGTGGTTTCATTATCGGAAAAGGAGCAAAAGCTATATGATTCTTTGAAACAAGATATGGTGCTATCCCTTGAAGAAAACGAGATTGATGCTATCAATGCAGCAGCACTTTCAAACAAACTTCTTCAGATGTCAAATGGTGCTGTCTATAACGATGATAAGGAGAGTCTCCATATACACGATAGAAAGCTAGATGCTTTAGAGGATTTAATTGAAGGTGCAAATGGCAAACCAGTTCTTGTGGCTTATTGGTTTAAACATGATTTGGAAAAAATAAAAGTTAGATTTGATGTCAGAGAAATTAAATCAGCTAAGGATATATCGTATTGGAATGAAGGAAAAATTCCTGTGGCTTTAATTCATCCTGCAAGTGCAGGTCATGGACTAAATCTTCAAGCTGGGGGATCGACTCTAATATGGTTTGGACTGACCTGGTCACTGGAGTTATATCAGCAGACCAATGCCAGACTTTACCGTCAAGGGCAAGATAGTACGGTTGTCATTTATCACATCCTAACTAAAGGAACGATTGATGAAGATGTCATGAAAGCCCTTAAGGCAAAAGAGAAAATACAAGATGCACTGATAGAATCAGTGAAAGCAAGAATAAAGTAACGAGGAAAAGAGGTTCTATAGAGAACTTACCTCAGATGGAGGTAAGAATGGATAAAAAAGAATATTTAAAGCAACACAGATTACTAAATCGAATTATTGAACTTGATTTAGAGGAACTAAAAAGAATTAGAGAGTTATCAGTCAGTGTTTCAAGTATTGCTTTTGATAGAGATTATGTACAAACTACTAGAAATACAAGAGCACCATTTGAGAAATGGCTTGATAAAATAAATATTCTTGAGATAAAGATAGCTAATGAAGTGAATCTTTTTATGGACTTAAAACTTCAGATACTTGAAACAATAGAACAATTAGAAAGTATTGATGAAAAGCTGGTTTTGAATTACAGATATGTCAAGGGTCTAGAATGGGATGAGATATGTTCCCTACTATTTGCAAGTGAAAGGACGATATTTAGGTGGCATGGAAATGCTCTAGCAAAGCTGAAACTGCCTGAAAAACCAATCAATATTAAAAGTTGTCAGCTAATGGCAGTTGATGGCAGTGATTGTCAGTAGATGTCATAGCATCAAATATGGTATGATATACTCGTAAAAAGTATAAATAAAACAGAGCCTTGAGGGATAAAACCTTCAGGGCTTTTCTTATGTATGGGAGGAGGTGGAAGGTTTGCCAAGAAAACCAAAGCGTCCATGTTCTTATCCGGGATGTCCTAACCTAACTGATGGTAGGTTTTGTGAGAAACACCAAAAGGAAGAGAACAAACGATACGAGAAGTACGACAGGGATCCTGCTGTACGCCGTAGGTACGGGCGAGTGTGGAAAAGAGTGAGAGATGCTTATGTTAAGGAGCATCCATTTTGTGAGGAGTGTTTTAAGAAGAAAATTTTAGTACCTGTAGAAGAAGTGCATCACATCAAACCTTTATCAGAAGGTGGAAATCATAATAAAAGTAATTTGATATCTTTATGCAAATCCTGTCATGCAAGAATCCATGCAGAAAGAGGAGACCGTTGGAATAAAAAGTAAATGGGGAGGGGCGGTCAAAATCTCTACGAACCTATCCCTTGGGGAACGGGCGTGGGGTCTCACGCACAAAAAGAGAGGTTCAAACAGGGTATTAAAGAAAGTAAAAATTTAAGGAGTGATAATTTGGCTAAAGACGGAACATATAGAGGAGGAAGAAGGGTAAGAGCAGGAGATAAGCCAAAGCCGGTAGCTGAAAAAATACAAGCTGGGGAAATGGTAAAAATACTAGCAAATGATATACCAGATGAATACTACGCAGAACTGGAATCTGCAGATTTACCGGAAGGGGTAGAACTTGAAGGTATGGATATGCCTAAGCCAAGTGAGTATCTATCTGCTAAGCAAAAGAGTGGGATCCCGCTTGGAGCAGACCACATATATAAAGAAACATGGCAGTGGTTAAAGGAAAGAAAATGCGAAAAGCTGGTAAACAAAAGACTTATTGAATCTTATTCACAAGCATTTGCAAGATACATTCAGTGTGAAGAAGCAATCAGTAGGTACGGAATGCTTGGGAAACATCCAACAACCGGAGGTGTGATTGCCTCTCCATTTATACAGATGTCTAGTCAATTTCAAAAGACAGCGAACTTAATTTGGTATGAGATTTATGACATTGTAAAACAAAATTGTACAGAAATTTTTGAAGAAGAAAGTAATGACCCTATGGAAAGACTACTGAGAGGAGGAAGGTAGAAAATGATAGAAAAAGTAAATCCAATGCATCCTGATAAAATAGCAGATAGAATTGCTGGAGCTATTGTAGATTTAGCATATAAGGAAAATAAGAATCCTAAGATTGCAGTTGAAGTGTTAATTGGACACAGTGTGTGCCATGTTATTATAGAAACAACAGAAAAACTCTATCAGGAGCCAATTGAAAAAATCATTCATCGTATTGCAGGCGATGTGAAGGCAGATATTTTGATTGTTCCTCAAGATGTATATTTGACAAACAATCAAAAAAACAAGGTGCGCTGTGGTGATAATGGTATCTTTAAGGGAATGCCTTTAACAGACGAACAGAAGGAACTATCAAAAATAGCAAGAAAAATTTATAATAAATATCCGTATGACGGTAAGTATATCTTAGATGAAACAAGGCTGATTATTTGTCAGAGTAATGCTAAAACGTCAGAGCTTAGAGAAACCTATCCCTATGCAGAAGTAAATCCACTAGGAGATTGGACTGGGGGAACTGATGTAGATACAGGAGCCACCAATAGAAAACTTGGATCAGATATGGCAGACTCCGTAACTGGTGGAGGGCTTCACGGGAAAGACTTGTCAAAGGCCGATGTATCTGTAAACATTTATGCTTTCCTAAAAGCGCAGGAGATGGACGAAGAAGTTAAACTTTGCTGTGCGATTGGAGATAGAGAAATTGATGGTAAGCCTTATGAAGAAATTGTAAGACTAGCGAAAGAATATATAGACTCCGTAGGCGGATTTGAAAAATTTGCCGAGTGGGGTCTTTTTTAATGGGAGGAGTTTATGGGAAAAGAAATGCAGTATTATCTAGCAGATATTAATGATCTCATTCCATATATCAGAAACGCTCGTACCCATTCAGAGAGTCAAATAGCTCAGATTGCTGCAAGCATAAAAGAGTTTGGTTTTTTATCTCCGATACTCATAGCGGAAGATAATACAATTTTAGCCGGGCATGGCAGACTTGCTGCAGCTAGGAAACTTGGGCTAACGAAAGTCCCCTGTGTAAAGGAAAGCCACCTAACTGAAACTCAAAGACGGGCATATATTATTGCAGACAATAAACTATCACTTAACGCTGGCTGGGATGAAGATATACTTGCGATTGAACTTTCTGAATTACAAGGAGCAGATTTCGATTTAGACCTTTTAGGTTTTGATGAAAGTGAACTTGCCAGTATTTTTGAAGATGATAAAGAAGTAGAAGATGACGATTTTGATGTTGAAGAAGAACTAAATAAACCATGCTTTTCTAAGGCAGGGGATATTTGGACACTTGGAAGACATAGGCTCATTTGCGGGGATTCCACAAAAGAGGAAACATATAGGATTTTGATGGAAGGAAAGAAAGCTAATCTTGTAGTAACCGATCCACCCTACAACGTAAACTATGAGGGCAGTGCAGGCAAGATTAAAAACGATAATATGAATACAGATAAGTTCTATAACTTCTTGCTTGATGCCTTTTCTAATATGGAAAAGGTGATGGCAGATGATGCATCTATCTATGTTTTTCATGCAGATACGGAAGGCTTGAATTTTAGAAAAGCATTTAACGATGCAGGATTTTATCTATCCGGCTGTTGTATATGGAAGAAGCCGTCACTTGTTCTTGGCAGAAGTCCGTATCAATGGCAGCATGAACCATGTCTATATGGTTGGAAGAAGAAAGGAAAACATCAGTGGTATTCAGGAAGAAGAGAAACCACCATATGGGAATTTGAAAAGCCTAAGAAAAATGCAGAACATCCTACCATGAAACCTATTGCACTACTCGCATATCCTATTACTAACTCAAGTATGAGTAACACTATTATACTTGATCCATTTGGTGGTAGTGGTAGCACATTAATTGCTTGCGAGCAAACAGACCGTTCCTGTTATACTATTGAACTTGATGAAAAGTTCTGTGATGTAATCGTCAAAAGATATATTGAGCAGGTTGGAACTGATAAAGATGTATCAGTGTTAAGAGATGGAAAAGAATATCTATATAGCGAGGTGACTGCTGATGAGTAAGGAATTAACTCTTGGCAGTCTCTTTGATGGAAGTGGAGGCTTTTTGCTTGGAGCAAAGCTATTGGGAATTAAATCAATATGGGCATCAGAAATTGAGCCATTTCCCATCAGGGTTACAACAAAAAGAATGCCGGAAGTAAAGCACCTAGGGGATGTATCAGATATTAAAGGCTACGAAATAGAGCCGGTGGATATTATAACTTTTGGTAGTCCATGTCAGGATATGTCCATAGCAGGGAAAAGAGCGGGACTTAACGGTTCTCGCTCTAATTTGTTTTATGAGGCAATAAGAATTATTAAAGAAATGAGGGAGAGGACGAATGGAACAAAACCAAGATACATCATTTGGGAAAATGTCCCAGGGGCATTCTCCTCAAACAAGGGAGAAGACTTTAAAAAAGTGCTTAAAGAAATCTGTGAAATCAAAAGATATCAAATTGATGTGCCTAGACCTAACAGGTGGCAAAATGCAGGACTTATCCTGGCAGATGATTTCAGCCTCGCATGGAGGATATTTGATGCTCAGCACTGGGGAGTCCCCCAGAGAAGAAGACGAATCTATCTTGTCTGCGATTTTAATGGAGAAAGTGCCGGAAAAATATTATTTGAGTCCGAGGGCATGTCTTGGCATCTTGAAAAGAGCAAATGCCCGTGGGAAAGAACTACCGGAGATTCTAAGACTTGCACTAGAAACGGGGTCGAAAACCTGTGCTTAAATGACCAGGGTGGTCAGAGGATGGATGTTCATGAAAATAAAAGTGGAACAATTACTGCAAGCGTAGGTAATCATCCACCATTAGTATTTGAAAATCATGGACAGGATTCTAGATTCAAAGGTCCGATTGATATTAGTAACACACTAGGGGCAAGTCTTGGAACTGGTGGAAATAATCAACCTTTTGTAGTTGAAGATAAAGTGGATATATTTGATGTTAGAATTACATCAGAAAACACAAGGAATCATAGAGCAAATATCTATGAAACGGATGTTGCGAGGACCATAAATACGGGTTTAAATTCACCGGACGCTAATCAAGGAGGTCTTGCTATTGTTTATTCAACAAGTAAAAATTCGCATCATACTGAGGCAGTAGAAAATTTAGCGAATACTTTAGTAGCAAGCGACTATAAAGATCCTCCAGTTGTTAATGATATGGAAGGTAAAAAATATATCGTGCGAAGGCTTACACCAAAAGAGTGTGGAAGACTTCAAGGTTTTCCAGACGGTTGGTGCAATGGACTTGAAACAGAAAATCCTAGCAGTGAAGAATTGAAATTTTGGTCTGAAGTCTTTGAAACATATAGAAGAGTTATAACAAAATCTACTAAGCCAAAAAGTGAAAAACAGATAAGAAAGTGGCTTAAAAACCCTCATACTGATTCAGCCGAATATAAGATGTGGGGTAATGGTGTAGCACTTCCTAATGTCTGTTTTGTACTTGCAGGAATTAAGCACTTTTATTTTGAATAAAGTACAAATATGACTTGCTATTTACAGCCTTTAGAGTGATATATGTACATACCAAATTAGAGGAGGTAAAAAGCATGGAATTAAAGTATGAAATGAAAGGTGCTGAAAGAAAAAAGTTAGTTCAGGCAATTGAAGATTTAACCGGCTACAAAGCCAAATACATAGGAATGCCAAGTGCAGCTTATGAGATTGGCGCATTTACTGTGAGTAAAGAAGGAACGGTTACATCAAATACAGATGAAAACCTAGAAGACCTTGAAAAGATTCTAGCGGGAGATTATGGGATAGACCTTCCACAAAGGGAGACTGTGGCCACACAGGGGCTTACAGTGGCAATTCCAAGAGATAAGGTAAATTTATCCAAGCTAGAAAAAATCTTTGAAAACAAGGGCGATTTAATCAAAAAGGCACTAGGAGTTACAAGTCTTGAAATAGAGGAAGACGAAGAAAAAGTAAGTTTTCCTTGGTTTGAAAATATCGATAACGAACATCTAATGACATATACAAAATTCATTGCAGCACTTTGTAAGATGAGTATGGGTGTCAAACGCGTCAACGAATCTTCCAAAGAAGTTATAAATGAAAAGTATGCCTTTAGATGTTTTCTTTTAAGACTTGGTTTTATAGGCGATGAATTTAAGAAGGATAGAAAGATACTTCTTGAAAAGCTTTCTGGATCATCAGCTTTTAGAAATGGAGGTCATGAAGATGAGATTTCCAAGTAGAGATGTTGTAGAGGGGATAAGGAAAAGATATCCAATAGGAACTAGAGTTGAACTTGTCCTTATGGATGATATTCAGGCACCACCAGTAGGTACAAGAGGAACGGTAAGAGGTGTTGATGATATTGGTTCCATTATGGTTTCTTGGGATAACGGAAGTAGCTTAAGTGTAGCTTATGGTGAAGATTTCTGCAGGAGGATTTCAGATGAACGATAAAATAAAGGAACAAATTCTTGTCATCAGAAATACAGGAATCACAAATATGTTTGATATAATAGCTGTTCAAAGAATCGCTTTTGAAATGGGTTTTTATGAACTTGTAGATTTTCTTGGAACCGATAGAAAGGCTTATATTGATTTCATTATTTATGGAAAATAAACTACATTTATCTCTAAATTTGACTTGCTATTATGTGCTTTTAGAGTGATATATAGTACTACCAAAAGCAAAGGAGATAAAGAAAATGAGCAAGATGACAGAACTAGCTAAAGAGTACAGAATACCAACATTGGCGACTCCCGAAGATTTAGAAACTAGATGGGGTAAGATTATAACCTTTGGAGATAGGGTGATTCTTGTAGGACACTATTATCACCCAGATGGAAATTGCTACTTTGCAGCAGTTTATGAATTCCTAGATGATGACCATGCATGCGAAGGTTTTATTGGACTTAGGGAAGTCAGTGACAAAAGATTTGAAGATGATGGCCATGCCATAGAGTGGGCATTGAAACAAAACTAAAAACAAGAGAGTTTCAGAGCTTAGGCTCTGTTTCTCGTAGTAGACCTAAACGGCCTTTTTGTTAAAAAAATAGAGACTTAAAGTCTCTATTTCTCGTTACAAGTCTCTTTCTAACTCTTCAACGATGTCTTCTTTGCTACCTCTAATGGAATGTCCATTATTTATGTATTCTTCTATAAAAACAATGAATTTCTTTATATCATCTTCAGAAAGGTCTGGAGTCCATAAAGAGTAATCATTATCTCCATGTTTAAAAATTATAGAAGAAAGGGTATTGTCCATAAAAATCACCTTCTTTTCTTATATATATTTTGCCATATATATCAGAATTAGTAAAGAAATTTAAGAGAGGAGGAACAATGAAAAAGAAATATCAGACAAGTAGATTTATGCTAGAGTCATCAAAATATGATAAAGAAAAAGCTGACTATGCGGTAAACTTTATCGAATGTCTATCTCATACAAAAGGTACATGGGCAGGTAAGCCATTTAAATTACTCCCTTGGCAAGAACAGATTATAAGAGATTTATTTGGAGTGATTAAGACAAACGGATATAGGCAGTTTAATACAGCATATATTGAAATACCAAAGAAAATGGGAAAATCAGAGCTTGCAGCTGCTGTCGCCTTACTTCTTTGCTGTGGTGATGGTGAGGAAAGAGCCGAAGTATATGGCTGTGCTGCTGATAGACAGCAGGCAACCATTGTATTTGATGTTGCTGCAGATATGGTAAGGATGTGTCCTGCCTTAAATAAAAGAGTGAAGATACTAGCCTCGCAAAAAAGAATTGTATTTCAGCCGACAAATAGCTTTTATCAAGTGCTATCAGCTGAAGCATACTCCAAGCATGGTTTTAATATCCATGGGGTAGTATTTGATGAACTTCACACACAACCAAATAGAAAACTTTTTGATGTTATGACAAAGGGGTCAGGAGATGCCAGAACCCAGCCCTTATATTTCCTTATAACTACAGCAGGAACAGATACGCACTCAATCTGCTATGAAACGCATCAAAAGGCTAAGGATATTTTAGAAGGTAGGAAAATAGATCCAACTTTTTATCCTGTGATTTATGGAGCAGATGAAGAAGATGATTGGACAGATCCTAAGGTTTGGAAGAAAGCAAATCCATCTTTAGGGGTGACGGTTGGAGTTGATAAAGTAAAGGCTGCCTGTGAATCTGCAAAGCAAAATCCTGGTGAGGAGAATTCCTTTAGACAGTTAAGACTTAACCAGTGGGTAAAACAAGCAATTAGGTGGATGCCAATGGAAAAATGGGATTCATGTTCCTTTGCAGTTAATGAAGGTGAACTTGAAGGAAGAGTTTGTTATGGAGGTCTTGACCTATCATCTACAACAGATATTACAGCTTTTGTTTTAGTCTTTCCACCGATAGATGAAGAAGATAAATTTGTGATACTTCCATATTTTTGGTTGCCGGAAGAAACTCTGGAGTTAAGGGTTAAGCGAGACCATGTGCCATATGATATATGGGAAAGGCAAGGGTATATTCAGACAACAGAAGGAAATGTAGTTCACTATGGATATATAGAAAGCTTTATAGAAAAACTTGGAGAAAGATTTAATATCAGAGAGATTGCCTTTGATAGATGGGGTGCTGTTCAGATGGTGCAGAACTTAGAAAATATGGGATTTACCGTTGTTCCATTCGGACAAGGATTTAAGGATATGTCACCACCTACTAAAGAACTCATGAAATTAACACTAGAACAAAAAATTGCTCATGGTGGGCATCCTGTTCTTAGATGGAATATGGATAATATATTTATTAGGACAGACCCTGCAGGAAATATCAAAGCAGATAAGGAAAAGTCCACAGAAAAAATTGATGGTGCGATTGCTACCATCATGGCACTTGATAGAGCAATTAGGTGTGGTAATTCTAATACTGAGAGTGTATATGACAGTAGGGGAATTTTATTCATGTAAAGAGAAAACTTGCTTTTGTGCGTTATTTAGTTTATAATAAAGCACAAAAGGAAGTGAAAACAGTGAACAAAGATAAAATAAGAGAAATTATAAAACAGAATAACGGAATAATAACGGCAAAGGAAATATCACACAATAATATTGACTCTTGGTATCTTACAAATATGGTGCAAAAAGGAGAACTTGAAAGAGTAGCAAGAGGTGTTTACTTTGATCCAAAATTTGATAATTATGATGAACTTTACTTTTTTCAACTCCAAAACAAGGCTTGCATTTATTCCTATCAAACAGCACTGTATCTGCATAGACTGACAGATAGATTGCCTTTTACTAATGAGGTAACAGTAAAGCAAGGGTATAATGCATGGCGTATTAGGGACTCTGTGATTGTTCATCAAGTAAAGAAAGAATGGTACGAACTTGGTAAAGCTGAAATTAAAACGGATATGGGAAATTCTGTATATGTTTATGACATGGAAAGAACCATTTGTGATTTGGTAAGAGATAGAAAAAATCAAGATACAGAGATATTTTCTAAGGCTTGGAATCTATATATTAAGAAAGACTCTAAGAATATATGGAAACTGAGAGGGTATGCTAAGAAATTTGGAATAGCACAGCAAATTGAAGAGATACTAGAGGTGATTGTATATGAATAAGGATAGCGTAACACAGAAACTAAGAAATAAAGCAAAGGAGCTTAGTCTAAATTATAATCTAGTATTAAGTAAATTTTTCTTTGATGAATTTTTGAAGCTACTTTCTAATAGTGCACATAGAGAAAATTTTATGCTTAAGGGTGGTATGCTGTTAACTTATTCTTTAGGTGTAGAAAATAGAGCTACTCAAGACATCGATTTTTTAGTTAAGGGATTTCCACTAGAAGCCGTAGAGCTGAGAAGGGTGTTGTCAGAAATCATTGGAGATAGTAAACAAACAGATATATGGTTTGAATTAAATGGTGATGCTGAAGAAATTAGAGCGGAAGATGAATACGGTGGTCTAAAATTTCATATAATTGGTCACTTAGCAAATATTAGAATTCCGTTTAGCATTGATATTGCCACAGGAGATCCAATTTATCCTTTCCCAAGGGTAAAAAAATATAGCACGATTTTAGGCGATGATATTGAGTTAAAGATGTATCCACTAGAATCTGTACTATCAGAAAAACTACAAACAGTACTTGCAAGAGCGGAAAATAATAGTAGGAGTAAGGATTTTTATGATATCTATGCCATTTTGAAAAATAAATCAGAAGTTATCAATATAAAAGAACTTAAAGTATCTGTTTCTATGACATTTAGATATAGAAAGACAGAGATTTCAAAGGATGAAGCAAAAGTCATTATTGCTCACATTAATGAGGATTCTTTGATTAAAGAACGATGGATAAGATATCAAAAGAAAAATCCATATGCGAAAGGAATTGAGTTTAGTGAAATAACTGAAAGTCTAAATGCTTTAGTCGAAATGTCTATGTAAATAATAAAAATAAAAATCCCTTAAATTAATAGTTGTTTTAAGGGATAAATATGAAATTAAGGGAAAGCATCTACGGATTACAGTAGGTGCTTTTGTTTTGTCAAAAATTAGGAGGAAATTGTATGGGAATAATAAGTGGATTATTCAAAAGTCGTGATAAGCCTACAAATAGAACCAATGGATCATCATATAGCTTTTTGATGGGTGGCTCGTCATCTGGAAGAAGAGTGAATGAAAGGTCTGCTATGCAAATGACAGCAGTGTATAGCTGCGTAAGAATTCTATCTGAAGCAGTTGCAAGTTTGCCACTTCATGTGTACCTTAGGACCGACACAGGAACTGAAAAAGCAATAGAACACCCGTTATATAAGGTGTTGCATGATGAACCAAATCCTGAAATGACAAGTTTCGTTTTTAGAGAAACTATGATGACGCATTTACTGCTTTGGGGTAATGCCTATGCCCAGATTATCAGAAATGGTAAGGGTGAAGTTTTGGGACTTTATCCGCTTATGCCGGATAGGATGAAAGTGGATAGAGATGATAAGGGCCAAATTTACTATGAATACTTTATAAGTGATTCAGATGCAGGAACAGAAAAACAAGGGATTGTTAAGTTAAACGGGTCAGATGTTCTTCATATTCCAGGACTTGGTTTTGATGGGCTTGTTGGCTATTCACCTATTGCAATGGCTAAAAATGCCATAGGCATGGCAATTGCAACAGAAGAATATGGAGCTAAATTTTTTGCTAATGGGGCAACACCAAGTGGAATTTTAGAATATCCTGGAACAGTAAAAGATCCTGAGGCTATGAGGGAAAGCTGGTCCAAAGGTTTTTCAGGAGGGAATAGCCATAAGATAGCGATTTTGGAAGAAGGAATGAAGTACACACCGATTTCCATTTCTCCAAATGAAGCACAGTTTTTAGAAACAAGAAAATTTCAAATCAATGAGATAGCTAGGATTTTCAGAGTACCACCTCATATGGTAGGTGACCTTGAGAAGTCTAGCTTTTCTAATATCGAGCAGCAATCTCTAGAGTTTGTGAAGTACACTCTTGATCCTTGGGTAGCAAGATGGGAGCAATCCATTGTTCGAAGGCTGTTTACTGAGGAGGAAAAGAAAAAGTACTATGTCAAATTCAATGTTGATGGACTCCTTCGTGGAGATTACCAATCAAGAATGAATGGCTATGCTATCGGAAGACAAAACGGATGGATGTCTGCCAATGATATTAGAGAACTAGAAAACCTTGACCGTATTCCTAGTGAAGAAGGCGGGGATTTGTATCTCATAAATGGAAATATGCTCCCACTAAACCGTGCCGGAGCATTTGCAGGTAATGAAGGGGAGGAGGAAGAGCCTAATGAAGAAGTTTTGGAAGTGGAAGAACAGGGTGAAAAACCAAAACGAAGAGGAAGTGACAGAACGCATCTTATTCCTTAATGGAACGATAGCTGAAGAATCGTGGTTTGATGATGATGTGACACCTCAGCTTTTCAAAGAGGAGTTAAATCAGGGGAATGGAAACATTACTGTTTGGATTAACTCTCCAGGAGGCGACTGTGTAGCAGCAGCTCAAATCTACAATATGCTAATCGACTATAAGGGTGATGTCACAGTAAAAATTGATGGCATAGCAGCAAGTGCTGCATCTGTTATTGCAATGGCAGGTACAACGGTTTTAATGAGCCCGGTATCCATGCTAATGATCCACAATCCTATGACCATTGCTTTTGGAAATAAGGGTGAGATGGAAAAAGCTATCGCCATGCTTGATGAGGTAAAAGAGTCAATCGTCAATGCTTATGAAATTAAGACCGGACTGTCCAGAGCAAAATTATCTCATCTGATGGATTCAGAAACATGGATGGATGCTAATAAAGCTGTAGAGCTTGGTTTTGCAGATGACATCTTAAAAAGAAGTGAAGCTAATGACATGGAAATTCCACAGGTTTCTATGATGTATCAGGAGGCACAGGTTGTAAATTCACTGATGGAAAGAATAGCTACTAAATGCAAGATAGAAAATAAAGAAACAAACAGAGGCATCAAGGCGGACGAATTAATGGACCGTCTTTTTTTAATGAGAAATTGGAGGTAGAAAAGATTATGAGTAAGATTTTAGAGATGATTGAAAAACGCAATAAGGCATGGGAAGGTGCTAAGGCATTCCTTGATAGTAAGAGAGATAAGGACGGCCTTATTTCTGAAGAAGATGCTTTGGTCTATGACGAAATGGAAAAGAAGGTCCATAATTTCAGCCTAGAGATTGAGCGTCTTAAGAAGATGGAAGAACTAGATAAAGAACTATCCAAACCTACATCAAATGCTATTGTAACAAAACCTATGAAAGCAGATGAAAAAGAGGAGAAGGAAGGCAGAGCTAGAGATGAGTATAAAAACGCTATGTTAAATGCTTTGCGTACAAACTTTAAGAGAGTAGAAAATGTTCTTCAAGAAGGTGTTGATGCAGATGGTGGGTATTTGGTTCCAGATGAGTACGATGATAGATTGATTGAGACGCTTGAAGAAGAAAATATCATGCGTTCTCTTGGAACAACTATCACAACAAGTGGTCAGCATAAAATCAATATTGCTATGTCAGATCCTGCGGCAGCTTGGGTTGATGAAGGTGGAGCACTTAACTTTGGCGATTCTAAGTTTGCACAGGTGCTTCTTGATGCACATAAACTCCATGTCGCAATCAAAGTAACAGAAGAACTATTATACGATAATGCATTTAAACTAGAGGATCATATCTTGACTGCTTTTGGTAAAGCCCTGGCAAACGCAGAGGAAGATGCTTTCCTAAACGGTGATGGTACTGGCAAACCAACTGGTATTTTCAATAAAACTAACGGAGGAACTTATCTAAAGGATATCACAGCAGTGAAATCTGATGATTTGATTGACCTTATCCATGCTTTAAAACGTCCATATAGAAAGAATGCTACTTTTATCATGAACGATAAGACAATCGCACAGGTGAGAAAGCTTAAAGATAACAATGGTGCATATATTTGGCAACCATCTTATCAGGATGGTGAGCCTGATAGAATTCTTGGTTATCCAGTTAAGACTTCAGCTTTTGCACCAGAAAATGCCATAGCATTTGGTGACTTTAGCTATTACAACATTGGTGATAGAGGAGCTCGTTCTTTCAAAGAACTTACTGAACTATTCGCAGGTAATGGAATGATTGGTTTTGTGGCTAAGGAGAGAGTCGATGGAAAGCTTGTATTAAAAGAGGCTGTTCAGATTCTTCCAATTAAGACTACATCATAATTAATGGAAAGGGGTGCTGGTTATGGTTGTAAGTCTAGAAGAAATGAAAAACTATCTTAGAGTGGATACCAGTGAAGATGATAATCTTATTAGCACCCTTATCCAGTCTGCAGAGAAGATGTGCCTTGCTATTGCAAGAAAAAATGAAGAAGAAATCATCAGAGAAAACTTTGAAGAATATAAGGTGGCAGTTTTATATGGGGCTGCCTATCTTTATGAACATAGAGAAGAAGCAGACCACCATGAGTTAACAATTACGCTTAGATCTATGCTATTTGGAGTAAGAAAGGCAGGATTTTAATGAAAGTTTCACTATTAAATGAACGCATTACTATAGAAAAAAGCAAAATTGAAGTGGATAAAATAGGAAACCATAAAAATGTGTGGAGTAAATACTATTCTTGCTATGCAACTATCAGCAGTGAAAGCCCGCAGGAGGAAACAAGTAGTGGTGCTATATGGGATGAAAGCAAGATTGATTTTACCATTCGCTACAGTAGAGAGGTAGCTGATATTTCATCAATAGGTTTTAGAGTAATCTTTCATAATTCTATTTATGAAATAAATGGGATTGACCATATGAATTACAAGAAGAAAAGTATGAAACTGCACTGCAGGAGAGTGGAAAGATGAGTAATGTAAAAATAGATAGCCTCTCATCTGAAGTGATGAAGGAACTTGAAAAATATGCTGATGTTACAACTGAAAAAGTAAAAAAGGCAGTTCAAAATGTAGGAAAGACTGTGCGTGATGAAATTAAAGCAAGTGCTCCAAGTGATACAGGTAAGTATGGTAAAAGCTGGACGGTAAAAACTGTGAGAGAAACATCAAGCAGTCTGCAACTTGTCGTTCATTCTAAAAATAGATATCAGCTTACCCATCTTCTTGAGTTTGGTCATGCAAAGCGTGGTGGAGGTAGGGTATCCGCTAGGCCTCACATTGCAAACGCTGAGGAAAAAGCTATAAAGGTATTTGAAGAAGATATAAAGGAGGCGATTTCAAATGGATAAGCTACTAGAAATTATAGAAAAAATTGGATTTCCGAGTGCTTATCACCATTTTGCAGAAGGTGAATCACCTAATCCACCTTTTCTTATTTACATCTTGCCAGCAAGCGATAACTTTTCAGCGGATGGAAGGGTGTATTTTAAAGCAAATGAAGTTCATATTGAAGTTTATACAGATTACAAAAATCTAGATATAGAAAAGAAGGTAGAAGTCGTACTAGATGAGTACGGTATTTTTTATAACAAAACAGAGGTTTATATAGAGTCTGAAAAGCTCTATGAAGTCCTATATATTTTTGAAATGGAGGTAAAGACAAATGGGAAATAAGGTAAAGTATAACCTTAAAAATGTTCATGCTGCAAAGCTGAAAAAAGATACAAGTGGTGCATTTACTTACGAAAATCCAAAGGCAATTCCGGGAGCTGTCAGTATCAGTCTTGATGCTGAAGGGGAGTCTAGCCCTTTTTATGCTGATGGTATTGTGTATTTTAGATCAACTGCCAATAACGGATATAGTGGGGATTTAGAGATTGCACTTATCCCAGAGTGGTTTAGAACAGAAATTCTAAAAGAAGAACTTGATAGAAATGGTGTGCTTGTAGAAAAGGCAAACGTATCTGAAACAGAAAAGTTTGCACTGTTATTTGAATTTGATGGTGATGTAAATGCAATTAGACACGTTCTATATAACTGCTCAGCATCAAGACCGTCTATTGAATCAGAAACTAAAGAAGATACGATTGAACCCGGAACAGAAACACTATCACTTACAGCAGATCCAAGAGAGGACGGTCTTGTAAAATCAAGAACTGGAGATACTACATCAGCAGATACCTATGCTAATTGGTATAAGAATGTGTATGTTCCACAGGCTAAAGGTGAAGCACCAAAACCTACAGGACATTAAGGAGGTTTTATGCTAGAAAAAACAGTAAGAGTAGGAGAGGTTGATGTAAAGTTTCGTTCGTCAGCTACAATACCAAGACTATACAGAATTAAATTTAAGAGAGATATTTTCAAGGACCTGTCAAAATTAGAAAAGACATTTAAGGCAAGTGAGGGTTCATTTGAAATAGATGACCTAGAAATCTTTGAAAATGTAGCCTACATCATGGCATATCATGCGGATAGGAGTATTCCAGGAAATATTGATGATTGGCTTGATCAGTTTGAGATGTTTTCCATTTATGAGATTCTACCTGAAATACTTGAACTTTGGGGAGCAAACCTTGAGACGGAAGTTCAGTCTAAAAAAAACTTCCAAAAAGTAGCAGGGAGATGACAACAGCCCTATTTCTACTAAGATGTGTGGAAATAGGGATAAGTATTTCTGAACTTGATTTACTAACGATAGGTATGGTACTTGATATTTGGACTGAGAAATCAAATGATGGTGTTAAATATAGCAAGGTGGCTGGACAGGCGGAGTTTGATAAATTCTAATTTAAGGTCTTGAGTAGACATGGTATAATAAGGGTAATAAATAAAAAACAAATTTGAATTTATGGGGGGTGTGGCTAT